TTTCCATTGAATTCCGGGGACGGTCGCGACCTTCGTCTTGAGCGCGAGCTTTTTGTATGCGCCCTCGCTCGGCAGCGCGCCGAGGTCGATTTGCGGGACCGTCTCGGTCGCAATCTGCCCCGGCTTGTATCCCTTCGCGATCCATTTCTCGACGACGCTGCGCCATTCGCGGAGCTTCGCGACGTGCGCGACCCGGAGCGTCTCGCCGGTGGCGTCGAGCGTGCCGGAGAGTTTGTCGAGCGCGGCGATCGTGTCGTCGATCGTCGCCTTCGCGGCCTCGGCGCGTTCTATGTCCTTCGCTTCGAGGGCCTGCCCCTTGCTCGTTCGTGCGTTGACTCCGCGGACCCATAGCAGGGTCCCGGCTTTCGCGTCTTCGAGCCGGACGGTCGAGATTGTGTCGTCGACCGCGGAGATTTTGCCCTTGACGTTCGGCGCGATCAGTTTGAAGGCGCGGGCCGATGCGTCCGGGGTGAGTTTCAGGCTTGTCCGGGTGATCATGTGCCCGTCCGGCCGCACTAGATGGTCGACGAGGACCTGATGATCTTCAATGTCCGGGCCGTCGGTGTTTATCGCGTAGCCGTTGCCGCGGGCCTCGGCGATGCGCCGGGCAACGGCCTCGTCGACCCGCACCTTCCCCACGGCATAGGTTTGCCGGGTGACGGTCGGCTGCGACACGGCTTGCGGATATTTCTTTCGCAGATATTCGCGCCGGGCGAGGAGCGTCTTGAGTAGCTTGTCCCGGGTCGGCTTGTCGGTCGGTCCGAATTTCTCGACGAGTTGCCGAATCTGATCGTCGGAGGGTTTCAGGACGCGCCGCACTCCCTCGACGATTTTGTCCTCGGGGATGTTCCGGAAAACTGCGACGGCTTGCGGGTTTGTGTTGCCCGTGCGGAGGGTTTGCAGTTCGAGGACGTCGTCGCCGAAGGCCGCGCCCTTCGCGGTGCCCTGCGCCCGGTAGAGGAGCGAGCCGCCGACGTCGACGCGGAAAGACTTCGCGCCCTTTAGGACGAGGTTGTCGAATTCCTGCCCGACGACGTCCCAAGTCGCGAGCCATGCATCGGCCGCGAAATAGTCATAGGCCCCGTCCGCGGAGGCGATGACGTCCGGGGAGTTGCCCTTGCCCTTGAGGCCGTCGACCCATCGCGACGAGAGGGCCGTCCGGCCGTCCGGCCACTTGAAGACGGCAAGCTCGGGAGTATCGGCGCCGACGAGTTCGTAGAGTTTGCCGGCGAGGAGTTCGTTCCGGGCGCGATCGTCCGAATCGAACCACTTGACGTAAAACTTCTCGCCGGTCGTCGAGTCCTGAAACAAGCCGCCCGGGTTGCTGCCTTTCTGCGGCCCGATTTGCGTGAGCCGAGACGGGTCCGGCGGCTTCGTGGCGAGGAGCGAATCGACGCCGGCCTGCGGGGTTGCCGCGGCGATCGGCGCCGGCTGCGCGGGCGGAGCGGCGGCCTTCGAGGCTTTCCATGTCGCATGCTCCGACTGCCAAGTCGCGATGAAGGCCTTTTTCTGTTTCAGGGTCCATTTGCCCGACTTCCACGCCGGGGCGGAGAGGTAGTAATTGATCGTATCCGCGAGGCCCGTGTCGCCCGCGTCAATGACGTCATTGAAAAGATTGTTCGCCGATGCGTCGACGTTGAGCCATTGCTTCGACGCGCTCGGCGGAGTCTGCAACGGGGCCGGCTTCGAGGCGGCCTTCGCCGCGAGTTCGTCGAGCTTGTTCGAGGCCCCGAGTTTGTAGGCCTGCAACATTTCCAGACTGAACGGGTCGAGCTTCCCCGCGAGCATGTCGGAGAAGATCGCATTCGAGAGGTCCTTCGCCTCGGGGAGGTTGACTGCGTTCAAGGCCTTCGCGATCGTTTCGAGTTCGTTGAGGGTGTCCGTCTTGAGGACGGCCTCGGCCTTCTCCGCTTCAATCGCGACCTTGAGGTCGTCCCATTTCTTTTTCCAGTTCGCCGCCTTTGCGTATTTGTCGGCGAGCGGCAGGCCCGCCCAATCCGGCGCCTTTTGCTCGTCGAGAATTTCGTCATACAAGGCGGAGAGTTGCTTCCCGAGGGGGCCGGCCTGCCCGCCCGGGACATAGTCGAAGTCCGCGCCGCCGACTTCGTCTTCGAGCTTCGTGAGCGTCTCGTTTAGCGTTTTGATTTTGACGGTTTTGAGGCCCTCGACGTATTGCTTGAAGGCCGGGAGGCGCACGTCGATCGCGGCGGCCTGCAACGTCTTCACGACCTGATCGAAGATCGGGACCTCGGCCGGGGTGAGGACGAGGTCGGGATCGTTTTTCGCGGCCTCGACTGCGTCGTCGAATTCCTTTTCGAGCGCGGCTTTCTGCGCGGCCTCCGCGGCGGCATTCTTTGCCGTGACCTCGGCGTCGAGCTTCGCGAGGAAGCCGGCCTTCGCCTCGGGGGTGAGTTCGTCGAGGACCTTCGCGACGTTCGGGGGCGGAGTCTTGCCGGCGAGGACCGCGGCTTTGTACTTCGCGAGCTTCGTGTCGGTGAGTTGCTTCGCCTTGAGCGAGGCCGCGAGGTTTTCGAATTGCGCGAGCCGCTCGGTCGCCGGGAGCGCGCTCCATGCGTTGTCCGAGAGGAGTTTTTTGAGCGCGGCTTTCTCGTAAGTGTTCGCCCCGCCCGCCTTGACGATCGCGTCGAGCTTGCCCTTCGCGAGGGTTTCGGCCTCGGCGGCTTTCGCTGCGGCGATCGCCTTTTTCGCATCCTCGGCGGCCTTCGCGACCGCGGCGGCCTGCGCGTGCGCCTTTTTGAGTGCGGCCTCTAGGTGCGCCTTGCCGGCGGCCTTCGCGAGGAGTTTCTGCGCGGCGGAGACTTGCGCCTTGAGTTCGAGGTCGGCGGCTTCCTTCGCGATCGTGAGCGAGGCCCCGGTCGCGGCGATGCCCTCGGAGGCTGCGGCCTGCATGCTCGCCGGGAGGACGTCGACCTTTTCCTTGAGGGCCTTTTTCAAGGCCTTCAAATGCGAGCGGCCGGGATTGTGCGCGAAGCCGGGGTCGAGGCCCCACGGGATCGCTTCGAGCATCCCGGTCCGCGGGTTTTTCCAATCCTTGAAGCCGTTATTCGGGCCGCCCGGCGGATCAGGTTCGAGGTTTAGGGCCTTGACCTCGTCGTCGCTGAGTTGGATGACGCTGCATCGGCAGTTGTATCCGTTCGGGGGATAGTGCGCGTTCCACCACGGATCGCCGACCTTGAGCGTCGTGCGGTCCCATGTCGCATGCTCCTCGCGGGTGCGATGGTCGTCGACTGCGTCATACATGAGCCACGGGGCGACGTCTTTGTTCGCGTCGATTTCCTTCCATTGCCCGGCCGCATAGGCGGCCTGCATGTTCGTCCGGAAGATCGTCTTCAATCGGCCCGCGCTGCCGAGTTGCGCGACGACCGACTGCCCGGTCACGGGATCGACGACCATCTTCCGGCCCCACCATCCCGCGCCTTGAAGGGTCGGGATCATTTCGTCGGCCCATTGCCGGAAGGGGATGCCGTTCGCGAGCGCGTCGTCGAGGCTTGCGCGGACGTGCGCGAGCATGTCGACGTCCATCATCTTTGCGACGGTGAAGGCCTCGTCGTGCGCCTCGTCGAGCATGTCCGCATAGGAAAACGTCGGCCGCAGTCCCTTCGCCTTGAAATAGGCGAGGGCCTCCTCGGGCGGGAGGTTGAAGACGGAGCCGGTCGGGACGTTGAGGTATTCGACGACGTCCGCGGCCGTTGCCGGTCGCGGTGCCATGACCTCGGCGAGCGCGTCGAGGAGTTCGTCGGAGTCGCCGGCGAGCGTCAGGACGTCGGCGAGAGTGAGGCGCATGAAAAGGCCTCCCTCAGTTGGGTCGCTGAGTCCGTAGCGCTCCGAGGAGGCGGGCGACGAAGTTGCTCCGGACGACCGGATCGGACTGAGGAGGCGGAGGTACGGTCGCGAGGAGCGAGTCGAGTTTCTCGCGGAAGGTTTCATAGTCGCCCGAGTCCTGAGCGGCTTCGACGAGCGCGCCGACGCGGGCGCCGAGGATGGTTTCGTATTGATTCGCGAAATTGACCGCGGCGGAGAGCATCGCGTTTTGATCCCCGCGCTTCACGGCTCGGAGCGACGCGATCGCGGCGGCTTCCTCCTCCGCAAATTCGGGATTCTGCACCATGCCCGCCGGTCCGACGCGGCCGAGGGCCGGCGCCGGCTCGACCTTTTTCTTTACCCATCCGTCCCCGTAGGTTTCGAGGATGTAGTCGTCCGTCGGCTCGTAACCGAGGGAGAGGATTTTCGCGTCCCGCTCGGCCCGCTTGTTCAAGTCCTCGGGCGGCTCGGTGTTGCGCCAAACCCGCGGCGGCACGGCTCCGGGGAAGTTGAATTCCGTCCACCATTTGACGACGGTGCGATTGAAGGACTCGCAAACGAAGTCCGCGTCCGATTTGATGACGTGATTCGCGACTCCCTGATGCACTTGGGCCTGAGCGCGGCTCGAACCGTCGTCGGTCGTCATCGTCTGAGAGAGGACGACCTTCGCGATCGCTGCGTCCATTGCGCGGCGCATTGAGTCATAGTCGGCCGCGCCGGTGCGGGCCGCTTCGAGGAGTTCGACGACGACGTTGTCGGGCACGACGAGGCCCGCGTCCGTTGCGATATTGCGGAGGAGCGCGGTCGCATTCTCGACGACGTTCGGGTCGTTAATCTGCCCGGCCGGGACCTTCACGATCGACGTCGGCTGCCCGAATCTTTCGAGGAAGGTGAGCCAGAATTTAATATCGTTCCGCTTGAACCAAACCGGCCAATAGAGGGAATGCGCGAGGCCGAGGCCGTAAGGCTCGTCATCGTTGTCGGAGCCGGTTGCGAGCGTCCAAAATTTCCGCTCGGGCATTTCGACGAGGCCGCCCGAGGCGCCCGTCAGGCTGCGGAGGTAGAGGGTCCCGTCGCGGCCGAAACGGAAGCGCGCCCGGTCGCGGACTTTGATTTCGGCGATCGAAACGAGATTCTCGAACGGCTCCCAAATGATTTCGGCGACGCCCCATCCGTAGAAGACGGAATAGAGGGCCTTGTCCGTAATGTCGTCCCATCGCATGCGGTCGAGATTGAGCTTCAAGGCCTCGGCCGCGGCCTTCGAGGTCGCATCCTCTGCGCCCGGGTCGACGATCAATTCGGCCTGAGTGACGGCCGTGCGCCTCTGCTGAAACGTCGAGCGGACCTGATCGTCGCGGAGGAGTTCCTTGTAGATTTCGAGCGTGTCCGCGCTGCCCCGCGAGCGAAGGACGGAATCGGTCGGCTCGACGGCATTGAGGAAAGGCGAGGCTTTCGCCGACTGCGTCGAGAGGCCGAGGACCTCGGGGGCGGAAACCTCTCCCTTCGGGAGCGCGACGGCCTTCGGCTTGTTCGGAGTCGGCATTGCTTATCCTGCGAGCGAGGACTCGCGCCTCAGAGAGCCGCGGGTCGAGGCCTCGGAATCCGCCGAGGCGCGTGTTTGTCCGGAGGCGATCGACTTAATCTGCCCGGCCCAAGTCCGAATCCAATTCAGGAATTGGGAAACCGAGTCGACCTGATCCTTGTGCGGCGCGAGCGGGAAGGTCGTCAATTCGATTTCGAAGTCGACGAGCCACGGCGCCGAGTTCGGATGATAGACGAGGCCGGCTTCGTAGGAGGCGGAGGCGGCAAACATTCTCGTAACCTTGTCCTTCTCCGGTTCGATCGCGATGATCGGCAGCGTCGTCGACGATTTGAGGTCCTGAATCAGGGAGGTCCCCGAGGCCTTGTCCTCAATCAGGATTGCGGCCGGCCGGTCCCGTTCCGCAAGCGAGACGACCGCACGACGAAGGGCAGGGTATTCGAAGCGCTGCCGCAAGACGTCCCGCAACCAGTAACCGACCTCTCCCCGGCCCAAGTGCCAAACCGTCCCGACGGTGTAATCGTTGACCTCGTTGTCCTTTTGGGCCGTGTCCCATGAATGGACGACGGTCGAGGCGCCGACCGGGATTTGATTCCATCGGCGGAACCATGCCGACTTGAGGATGCCGCCCTCGGGGTTTGCGTTCCAATCGCCATTGAGCCATGCCGCGACGAGCCACGGGGGGCCGGAGGAGCGCAGCCGCTTCGCGTAGCCGGGATCATTTTCGAGGAGGATCAGGTTATTCGCGAGGCTCGACGGGATGAAAACCCGCTCGGACCCGGTCGTCTCGTCGACGAAGGGGACCATCGGATCGCGGCCGTCCATATAGCGGGCCTTGATCCACGCATGCCCGGGGCCGCCGGGGTTTGCCGACATGCGGAGCGCGACCCGGGCGCCGCGGGGCGATCGGAGCGTCGCGGAAATTTTGTCGATCGGGTCGGGCGATGCGAAGTTGCCGGCCTCGTCGATCGCCGCGAAGGTGTAGGAGTGCCCCTGATAGTGCGAGGCATCCTCGTCCCGGCGCAGATAGCGGAGCTTCAACGTCGTCCCGTTCGGGAAGTCCCATCGGAGCTTCGAGGGGCGCCACGTCGCGCCGGCGGAATAGATTTCCTGCGACCGGGTTATGACCTCGTCGAGTTCGTCATAGGTGCGGCGGAAAAGGATGCCGCGGGCCGCGCCGGGCCAGCGATTTGCGTGCGCGATCCATGCCCCGAGGAGGCCGTCCGTCTTGCCTCCGCCGCGGGCGCCCCCGTAGAGGACGTCGAAAACCGGGCAACGGACGAGCGCGGTTTGCGGTCCGGGTTGCGGTTTCCAGAGTTCCCGGGCGACTAGGTCGTCGGGGGACTGATCTTCGTCGGCGCGTATTCGGCCGCCCATGTTTCCGTCGATTCGTGAGGGGCGGGGATGATCGCGAGCGCGGTGAATGCGTGCGGGTCCGCGGCGACCGGCTTGCCGTCGGGGCCGATCGCGGTGCGGCCCGGGGCGCCGACTGCGACCTTCGCCGGCGCGTCGAGGCCGTTGAGGCGGGCCTGCCGGTCGAGGAGTTTGACGATGACGTGAGCCGCGTCGATCGGATCGGCCGAGGGAGGCTCGACGCCGGTGCCCGGGATCGGCCGGCGTTTCGGTTCGAGCTTGTCGAAGATGCGGCGGAGGGTGTCTTCGATCCGGCGATTCTGCACGTCGCGGAGGAATTCCGCGTCTTCCTTGCACGTCTCCCGGGCCTCGGTCATTGCCCGTTCGACGATTTGATAGGCGGCCGCCTTCGTGATCCCGAGGGCCGCCCCGATTTCCGCGTATTCGCAGCCGGCCCGCCGCATGGCGACGGCCTTCGCCCGGCGCATTTCGCGGGTGAGGCGGGCGGGGTCCGTCTTGCCGGTGCGGGCCGCCATTACTTGCGGAGGTCCTTCGTGTAGCGGATCAGGGACTCATGCCGCTCGGCACAATCGCGCCGGGCCTCCTGAGAGGCGAGCCACGCTTCGAGGAGGAGGCCGGCTTGCTCGGATAGGGGGCGGGCGGAGAAGTCGTCAGGAAGGACGTCTCCGCTAGTCCTGCATGTCTTCGCGGCCTCGGCGGGCGGAGGAGGGAGCGGAGGCGGCTCCGGGCAGCGTTGCAGCGTTCCACAACCGGACAAAGCCAGCGTCGAGGCTAGGGCAATTCGTGAGCGGGTCTTTTTTCGTGAGTGAGCCAC